TCTTTCTCCTGCATTCCTCACACTTGCTTCTGTAATGTCTGACACCATCCCTGTAATAATTTGCAGCACATGGGTTTTTATTACAAACTTTACAAATAGGTCTTTTCATATTCTTATTTATAGCCAACTCTTCCCAAAGAGTTCACAGAACCGTAAATTCTAGAAAATTTAATAAATATAATTATACTAGGGAGTTAACCCTCAAAATCATAACATTAAAGGAAATATAAAATGGCTCTAACATCACCAGGCGTAGAAGTAACAATTATCGATGAAAGTAACTACGCACCAGCCCAAACGAATTCAGTACCCTTTGTTCTTCTTGCTACAGCACAAAATAAATCAAATGCTGCAGGAACAGGAGTAGCTCCTGGTACAATCGCAGCTAATGCTAATAAAGTATACAAAGTAACAAGTCAGCGTGACTTAGTTTCTCTATACGGTAATCCGTTCTTCTATAAGACTACAAATGGTACTCCTATTCAAGGATATGAATTAAACGAATATGGACTACTTGCAGCTTACTCTACTCTTGGTGTTACAAACGGTATTTGGGTTCTACGTGCTGACATTGATTTAGCAAGTTTAGTAGGAACATTAACACGTCCTAGAGGCAATCCAGCAGATGGTACATATTGGTTAGACACAACTACATCAAGTTGGGGTATATATGAATTCAACAAATCAACTGGAAAATTTACACAACAAACTCCTATAGTACTTGTAAACCCAAGTGATTTATCCGGTGGTTATCCATTACAAAGTATTGGAAATATAGGCAGTTACGCAGTTTATCCGGTACAGCCTGCAACTGTCAATCCATATATCCAAAGCATGATGTTTTATAAGAATTCAAGTAACACTTGGGTACAGTTAGGAACTATTGAATGGGCAAAGAGTGTACCTGCAGTGATTGGTACTGTATCAAATCCAACGTTGGCCGCAGGTTCTACTTTTACAACTGCAGTAATAGGACCAAAAGTAAACTATAGTTTCGTAGTACAAGTTCCAGCCGCCCCAAATAACAATGTAGAAGGTGTTGCTGCAGCAATTAACGGACTAAACCTAGGCGATATTTCAGCGAGTGTTATTAGTGGTAGATTAAATGTTTACTATAGTCCTCAAGTAGAATATCCACCAGAGAATACATCTTATCTTCAATTTAGTTCAAGTGATACTGTTTTAGCTGATATGGGTATTTCAAGTACAAGTAAATTTTATCCACCTGAAATCATTGCAGGTGGTTCATCTCAAATGCCTCTGTGGACCTCAGGTCAGAGCAGACCTCATCCAACTGGAAGTGTTTGGATAAAAACTTCAGTAGCAGGCAACGGAATGAATATTGTAATGCAAGAGTTTGTAACTACGGCTTCTGCGTTTGTACAAAGACCGGTTGGAATTTATCCTAACGTATCTCAAGCTACATTTGAAATAACTGGGACAGCAGGTGGTCAAAACATTCCGGCTGGTACTTTAATTGGAATATTTGCTTCATTAGGAAACGTATCAACAAATATATGTAACAACTTATACTTTTTTAAGAGACTCGTAACAGGACCTACAGTAATAACAGGTACAGTAAAAAATCCAGTATTACCTAATAGTGCTTCTTTTTCTGTAGTTTTACCTGTAAATTTAAATCAAGTATACAACATAACATTACCTGCAGCAGGAACTGTCGGTGCTGCTGAATTTGTAATAGCATGGCAAAATGCAAATATACCTAATACAAGTGCATCAGTAACAACAGATGGATCAATTCAACTAACTCAAACGATAGGCGGAGAAGTATACTTAATTCCGAATTTCAATTATCCTGACTTGTTGGATTTAGCAGGACTATCATATTCTGTAAATTCAGCAGTTCAACCATTTGTATTTCCTAGTTTACCTATTTTAAATGCACCTCAGTATAGTACAACTGGAACAGGAACTGGATGCAGTATAAATTTAACTTATAGTGGAGATGGATATATACCATATGGTGTTGCAACAGGTGGCTCATCGTACAATGTAGGGGATGCTATAACGATACAGGGTTCGGATTTAGGTGGAATAACTCCTAATAATAATTTAGTAGTAAGAGTTATGTCAGTTAATTCAGGTGCTGTAACTTCCATTGCGTATGTTTCAGGATCTGCAGCATCCGAATATTTCAGTGTATTGTCTAATTGGAGAAAGATTGATTATGTTGCAAATGAAGGAGCACCGTTTACTAATCCAATAAACAACACTAATTGGTTCTATAGTACAATTGATCAAGTTGACATTATGATTCAGCAAGCAGGCGCTTGGACAGGTTATAGAAATGTAAATTATGATTCTTCAGGTAATCCTGTAGCGACAGGGACAAATACAACAGACCCTAATGGAGTTATAGTAAGCGCAACTGCTCCAACTGTTCAAAGTGATGGTACTAATTTAGCATACGGAGACTTATGGTTAGATAGTAGTGATCTAGAAAATTACCCAGTGCTGAGTCGTTGGCAGAATTCAGATGGTATCGATCAATGGATATTGATTGATAATACAGATCAAACCTCAGGTGACGGTATACTTTTTGCCGATGCACGTTGGGCAGGAAACGGAACCACTGATCCTATTAGTGATCCTATTCCTAGTGTAGTAAGCTTATTAACCAGTAACTATCTTGATTTAGATGCACCTAGTCCAGCTCAATACCCAACTGGTATGTTATTATTCAACACACGTAGATCAGGCTACAACGTAAAACAGTTCAGATCAAATTATTTCAATGGTCAAACTTTTGGGGAAGTAACACTTCCGGTTGTCAAGAATGCTTGGGTAAGTTCAAGTGGATTACAAACTGACGGAAGTCCTTACATGGGTAGAAAAGCACAACGTTCTATGGTTGTAAAAGCACTTATTGCATCTATATCTACCAATCAAACAATACGTGAAGAAGATAACTTCTTTAACTTAATGGCATCTCCAAACTATCCTGAGTTACAACCTCAAATGGTAGCTCTAAATAATGAACGTGGTAATACTGCGTATATATTAGGAGATACACCAATGAGACTAAGCGATCAAGCTACTGACATTGAAGCTTGGGCTAAAAATACAGCAGGTGCAGCAAGCACAGGTGAAGATGGATGTGTTACCCGTGATGAATATATGGGATTGTTCTATCCAAGTGGTTTAAGTACAGACTTAACCGGTACTCCAGTAGCAGTTCCACCAAGTCACATGATGCTACGCACATTCCTACGTAATGATACAATCGCTTATCCTTGGTTAGCACCAGCAGGTACTCGCCGTGGTACGATTGACAATGCATCAAGCATTGGATACGTAGACGCAGCTACCGGTGAATTCCAAGTTATTAAGAATCGTGTAGGAATACGTGATGTTTTATATAGTAACTTTATTAATCCTCTTGCATTCTTTACTAGTGTAGGATTATTGAATTATGGCAACAAGAATAGTAAAGACACTCAATCAGCACTTGATCGTATTAATGTCGCTAGACTTGTTAATTACATCCGTGAAAAACTAACTATATTAGCACGTCCGTTCGTATTTGAACCTAACGATGCATTAACAAGAAGTCAAATTACAAGTGTAGTACAGACCTTGTTTGTAGACCTTGTCGCTAAGCGTGGTATATATGACTATTTGGTTGTTTGTGATGGTACAAATAATACTCCTGCTCGTATAGATGCAAATCAACTATGGATTGACATTGCGATTGAACCTGTTAAGGCAGCTGAGTTTATTTACATACCTGTAAGAATTATGAATACAGGTGAAATAGCTGAAAGAGGTTCAACTATTTTCGGTTAAACTTGAGAATTTTTTAAGATAAATACATTAAGGAGATACACAAATGGCAACAGCATCACAATCATTGTTCAATATGTCTGTAGGGCAAGACAACACGCCCAGCACAGCAGCACTGTTGATGCCAAAATTACAATACAGATTTAGAGTTTTATTTTTAAACTTTGGTGTGGGCGGTTCTACTCAAGAATTAACCAGACAGGTTATAGACGTAGCAAGACCTCAGGTAAGTTTCACTGAGATTCCAATCGACATTTATAACTCTAAACTATATTTGGCAGGAAAACATGAGTGGCAGATGACCACAATAAACCTACGTGACGATGCAACAGGCAGTGTTGCAAGATTAGTAGGCCAGCAAATACAAAAGCAAATGGACTTTGTTGAGCAAGCAAGTGCAGCAACAGGTCAGGATTATAAATTCCAAATCAATTATGAAGTATTAGATGGTGGCAACGGTACAGCAACCCCAACAGTTTTAGAAACATGGGAAATGTATGGTTGCTTCTTGCAAAACGTAAACTATAATACTTTAAATTACGGTACTAATGAACCTGTAACGATTGCCCTATCAATACGATTTGACAATGCGATTCAGAGTCCTCTTGGTTCTGGTATTGGTGTTGCAGTTGGTCGTGCTTTAGGTGGAACAACAATCACTGGTATTGGTACTTAAAATTTAAATGGCAGGATTTTTTGATAATCTACTTGGTGAAAATCTCGGGCAAGGTGTTCTAGGCGGTTTATTCGGCACAGAATATCTCCGAGATTTCCAACATGCAAGTAGAGTTTTTCGTAGCGATGGCTATGCTTATAGTCCTAAGTTTAAGTTTTTATTCCATGTAACATTTGATATTAACACAGAACTAGTAGGGGCTAAAGCATTTTTCCCTGAAGGAACAAATACGCACTTTGGTTTAGCTGTAAAAACAGTGCAATTACCTACTTATACGTTTGATACATCAACACTAAATCAATACAACAGAAAACGTATAGTTCAAACAAAAGTAAAATATGATGATATCAATATTACCTTTCATGACGATAACGCTAATTTAATAAGAAATCTTTGGTATGGATACTTTACATACTATTACAAAGACTCTACACAAAATGCAGCACAAACTCAAGGGGTAGTACCTGACTTAAATCCTCAATTTGTAAATCAGTTTGCTACAAGTAGCAATGTGTTCGATTACAACAGAAGAAATACATATGATAATTCTATCTACGGTGATGATGAGTGGGGTTACATTGGGCAAAGTACAAAAGATCAATTAACAGCATTAGCTAACACGTTAGGTGTAAGTAAAGCACCTTTCTTTAAAGCTATTAACATTTATGGATTTAATCAACGTAATTTTGTACAATATAGATTAGTAAACCCAATGATTACTAATTTTAAACATGATTCATACGACTATTCAAGCACTAATGGCACGATGGAACATACAATGACAATAGCCTACGAAGGAGTACAGTATTTTGATGGCGCTGTTGACGGTAGTGCTATCATGACAAATGGCACTTCACCTAACGCTAAACCAGTTGTTGGTGATTTTGGTATGCATCTATATGATACTGTTATGAGTCCTATTGCTAGACCTGGTGCTAATCAAAAAATATTAGGTCAAGGTGGGTTAATTGATGGCGCAGGTGGTGTCTTAAATAGTTTAGGTGGCGGCGACTATTTAGGTGCTATAATGACCTCAGGTAGAGCATACAACACTTTTAAAACGGCGGACTTAGCTAAATTAGGAATTAATGAACTTAAAACAGGAGCTATTAATTCAACACAGGGTACTCCTAATAGAAACGCACTCTTTAGTTTTCCATCTTTCAGTAAATAAATTATGCCAACTAACGATTTAACAAGCCAACTTGATAATACAGTCAAAGTTTTTGATAGATTTTACTCACAAGATGTAAATGTAAACGCATCAGAATTTGATGTAGTGTATAGTTACTTTAAAAACGTATGCCAAAGCGAAAATACTGCTAAGAATTTTACTGCAATTATTTTCAGAATGGCAGCATATACAGGTGAGTCTGCAATTACCTTGCTTGAGTTTGTTCAAGGTAAGCGTGGACTTGAGCTTAACGCAACAATGGCTTATTATTTGAATAGCCTAAAGTCAAAAACAACACTATATGGTGTTGCAAATTTACCAGTGCCAAATCCAACTGTTCAAAGAAACGTAGTAACTTAAAATGGCTAAGTGGGCTCAAGGCATATATGAAGTGAAGAATCCAGATAAGTATGTAGGTAATCATAAACCTAAATACAGATCAGGATGGGAATTAACTTTCATGATGTTTTGTGATAACAACAATAGTGTTATCAAATGGGCAAGTGAATCAATAAGAATACCCTATCGCAATCCTCTCACAGGAAAGCAAACAATCTATGTCCCTGACTTCTTTATTCTATATGAAAATAAGTTCGGACAAAAACACGCTGAAGTCGTAGAAATCAAACCCAAAAAACAAAGTCTTATTGAAAGTAAAACAGCAAGTGCAAGAGATCGGGCTACCGTAGCAGTCAATCATGCAAAATGGCAGGCAGCAACAGCATATTGCAAATCCCAAGGTCTTACATTTAGAGTGATAAATGAGGACGCTCTATTTTATAATGGTAAGAAAAAGTAAATAAATACTACTATTATAACATAGAGTATGACTAAAAAACTTAGCGAATTATTTGACCTCCCCATTGATGAAATCTCTCATGCTGATGATATCATTCCTGTTCCTGAAGATGTCACTACCCAAGCTTACAACAACCTAGAAAAAATTGAAAATGCACTACCTCAGGTTCGTGGATTAGAAGCCAGTGACACTGAAATAGATGAATTAGCTGAATTAGCTAAAAATAGTTATAGTGATTTAATGGAGCTTGGTATGCAGGTGGATAGTAGATTTGCTGCTGAGATTTTTGGTACTGCAGGGACAATGCTAGGACATGCAATTACAGCCAAAACAGCTAAAGTCAACAAGAAGATAAAAATGATTGAATTGCAGTTAAAGAAAGCAGCATTAGACGCTAAATTGAATGAAAAGACTAAAGAAATAGAGAATATTCCTCAGGGAAATGGGTCAACACTGATAGATCGTAACGAATTACTGAAATCTTTAATCGCAAGCAAAAACGGAAATAATGATAAATAATACTATAGGAATTGAACCATGAAAACCTTTCGCCAATATTTAGTAGAAAGTGTACGTACATACAAGTACACACTTAAGATAGCAGGAGATGTCGATAATAAGTTTTTAGACTTGTTGCGCATGAACCTTAAGAAGTTTGATCCAGTAAAAATTGAGGATCCTAAAACTACCCCCATTCAAAAAGATCCATATGGATTTCCTGACGTACACAACGAATCAGTGACGATCATTAAATGTGAGTTTAAGTATCCAGCTACAGAACCGATGATTCAGCAAATGGTTCAATTAATGGGAAAAAATGTTAATCAGGTTCGTCTAATCACAACAGAATATAACGATAGCATAAATCACGAAGTAGAGCAATATGCTAACGAAGCAAGTCACAGTCCATTATTATTGCATACTGAATTAGAAGATGACGGTAAAGAAGCAAGTAAAGAGTATGCAAATCAGTATCTAGATAAAGTTGTACCTAAAAAGCCAACATTTGATTATCAGTATGCTGCTACAAAAACACCTGACAGCCCTAACAAAACAAAAGAAGGCATACAAACAAAGAGTCCAATGACTAACATGACTAGACAGCCTAAACCAAAAACAGGAGCTAGTTTTAACAAATGATTGATTTTACAACAAGCCAATTAACTTGGATAGTAGTCGGAGCTTGTAGCTTAGGTGGAGGCGGCTATTTAACAATGACCTCTACTGTAGGTGATTTAGATAAAAAGATTGAAGTATCTAATGCTAGAGCAGAAGCAATGAATGAAAAACTTTCATCACTAAAACAGCAATTAGATAGAATAGAAAATAAGATTGATTCAGGTAGAAAATGAAATCAAAAGACATTACTAACAAATTAACCGAATGGCGTGATCCAATGGATATGTTAAATCGTGGCCGTTCAGGTCCTGAAATGGGACCGTCTGGAGGTTTTGGAGGTTATGCAGGCGGACGAAGTGATATTTTTGGATTAGGCGGAAGAGGTGGAGCACCGCAACAAATTGACATAGGCTTAGGTGGGGCCGGTGGTAAGAGTATTAGCAGAAGTGCTGCAAAAAAAGAATTTGGTAAAGAACAAACACGTACAGCAACAATGTCTCCGGCACAAAAACAGGCTGAAAAAGAAGTAAGAAGTGGACAATATACTCCTTCTCCAGCACCTAAAAAAGGTGAAGCACCTCCTGCTAAGCGTGAAGAACCTGCTTTGTCTACCCAACAAAGGAATTATAAAGAATTAGATCGTCCTGCTGTTCAAAGAAAAGCAGAGGCAGATAAGACAGCAAAAGATGCTGCAGCAAAAGATAGAAGTTCTCAACCGCATTATACAATAGATCCAAAAACAGGTAAACCAATTCCTGCTAATGTGCAAGCACAATTACAACAAAAATTACAAGGTAAAGGATTTAAAGATCCTGAACCAGGAAGCATAAG